ACGGAATGTCGTTGTAGTCCTTGTAGTCAATGACCTTCGAAGTGCAGTTGCGTTGGTATGCCTTGCACCAGTGGCTCACAAAAGGGGTGAGACCATCAGTAACAAGATAAGCTTGGGTTTTGGCCCAACCAACCTCCTCAATGTCTGATTGTGTGTCACATGTCGTGTGAATTTTGAGGAGGGTTCGCGATGGAGTCTGCACTGATGCCGGCGAAGACCATGGATCAGCATAAATGCGGGACAGGAAAGAGACTGGCTGCCCGCGTTTCGCACGATTGATGATTTTCAAATCGAATCCAAGTGATGAAGCAGTATTCATTAGGATGTTATCACAAACTGTTCCATCTCGGAGCCCATCATCACCATAGACAATTCCGATTCGCTGCCAAGCCTCGCTGTTGTTCATGCCAGCGAGTTTGTTTGCGGCGAAGGAGACAAAAGCGTTTGCGATGCTGTTGCCGTCGGTGGTGAGCGCGGAACCACTAAGTCTAGTGCAGTCCGGCTGGTATTTCAACCCTTTCCGTGTGACTGCCTTAGAACCCACTTCATTGGCGAGCAGATCTTTGAGTTCTTGTATATGATCAGAATGAACCCACCTCTTATAGCAGGCGAATTCAACATGTACTCGCATAAAGTGCAAGAACGTGCCATCAAACCGGCTGTAGTCCGTCTCGACAAGTTCGTCAGATTCGGCAGCGAGTTCTTGTACAACCCGAGCTATTTCACTCGGTGTGTTGCATGGCATATACCATCTCTGTTGTTTGAGATGGCTGTCCTTGAAGGCATACGTGAACCCCGAAAGTTTCACATTTTGCCCATGGGGAACTGTTGAAATGTTCCGTGGGTGGTTCGGCGCGTTGTAGGCTTCTCTCTTTTGGAAAGCCTTTGTTATCATTTCAAAGGCGTCGTGGAAGCGGTTAGCGTCATTGCGGGCGCGTTGGAGAGGTTTCTGTTGTTGGCTCTCGACATGTGAGACTGAATAAGGGTGTCCAATTCCTATTTCGGGGACCAAAAGTTTGACAAAGTCCCCGGCGATTCGTCTCATGCCGGGCGTAATGCTCTCCTTAGCTTTAGCTTTGGCTTGCGGCAAAGTAATCCTTCCTTCGATGGTAGCACGCTCATTTGAAACCGATTCACTGGGAAACACGGCTGTTTGTTTCAATGGTCCCGGTGCGTATTCACGAGCGTACTCCTTACCCTGCTCAGTGGGATCGAGGTCGTGGTCCTTTTCAACAGATTGATAGTGACGAGCCAATTGCCCAGGCTTGTGCACTTCAACTGGATGTAAGTCGGACTCACTGACAAGAAATCGATGTATGATGGCGGCTTCCTTGTCATTCCTCTTTGAACGCCTAACCGTATCGGAAAGGTTGTTCGTTTTCGAAAGGTGGTATGCAGTGCGGAGTGATTCAAGATCCTTAAGAGGCAACTGGACACTGGCACAGTTGCCCTCCTCACCCAAACTGATGAGCGGATCACCGTCACCGATGTATGTGATGGCATTCATGACGGGAGTCCCGGACGATTGTTGATATTTCGTCCGACTGAGTTCGACTCCATATTCGGTGGCGGTCAGCAGATTGTCACGACAGTGAGCAAAGGGAACAATTGATACGATGTTACGGTTTGGACTAAGCTCAAACTGGTCGATGGTGCACATTGTCAATCTCTGGCCACATGGTCCAATGCCAAAATGTTGGTGGAGTTTGGTACTGAACCAGCTAATGCCAGTGATATCCAACATGGTTTGTTGGAGAGTTGCCCAGAAGGTGGTGACTGGGTCGCGCACAAAGACGGTATCCTGGTTGTAATTCCAGGTTTGATGTTTGACGTCTTTGCCCCCATTTACCCGATAGTGGATGATATTGTCGGTGATGGTAAAGAATCCATCTATAACAGGCCCTGATACTACACGTGGTTGGAAAGTGTACATCAGGATGGGTCTGCCCAAACTAATGATTGAATGCATGTTGACGTAGTAATCAACATCCGTCATGACAATGATGTGTCTGTCAGTGATTGGGTCATTTCTGTATTCCTGTCTGAGGTCAGCCAGACTATAAAACCGGCGTACCCCATCCAGGTCAGATTCCCGTGGTGATGGTGAGATGACGTATGGTTCATATCCATTCGTCCTCACAACATCAATCATTGTTTCGGTGGCGCTATTTCTCTCTGCGGCTGCTGTACTATGTGAATGTCCCTTCCTGACTCGGGTACCAACGAATTCCATCTTCTTCTGGACGGTGGCACGTATGAGTCCGGCATCATCGATGGTGGTTTTGTTTCGAGCGATGATGCGGTGTCGAAGGTCCTCGACGCACGTTGCAAGCCAACTTGAGGTGCAGATCTTATAAGTGGCAACCCCAAGTAAGCAAATTCCTCCCAATTTCACACCATTCTTGGTAAGTGACGGGAGGGAGAAGAAATGACCAATTACGTCTGGTCGTACGGAAATTGCTGCGTTAGATTCCATTGTGGTTTATCG